GTGCCGGCTTGATGTAGATGTCTCCAACAAACTCGTTACGATCAATGATTTCGGGTGTATTGTTCGTTCGATCACAAACAACACGGAAATCGTAAATACCTCGCTTAGACTGAACATCACGAAGGAAAGGCTCTACCATGCTTCTGAATGTCTGTCGAGTGAACTCATCGTTGAACTCGAACAAAAGTTTCTTAGAAGCCTTAGAGATTGCTTTCTCAAGTACAATGAACAATCGTCGAACGTTAATTCGATCAAATGCACTTGCCTTAGCAAGCAACGTTTTGTCTCCAAACAAGAGACGTCCTTCACCCGGCTGATCAATTATTGGATTGACTGAGTTCTTATACAACTCATCTCGATCCGTCTTATCTGGGCTGAAGTATAGCTTGACGATGTTCTTGATACGTCCACGATCATATCCCGCAGGCGACCACCAGGCATCTCGTGTCGTCTCTGTGCGTACACACAGTCCGGCTACGTCTGCGTTTAGTGGAACATCAACATCTTTGTCATTGTATTTGTCGAATTGAACTTTCCATCCACTATCCATAACAGCATACGATGTGTTTGCGTTTAGGGCATTCTTTCGATAATCAACAATATCTTCAGCCTCGCTGCCAAAATTGTCTTTTACGTTATCGAGAGGTGGTGAACAGAACACAACACAATCGAGACGATTCTCGGCAATGTTGTCGATCACATGATTTGTGAGCGATGCACCAGCATTACCCATGACTATGAGAGATACATCAACTTTATCTGCATCTTTGAATAGATCATATGCCTCAAATCGAGCCTTTTGGGCATCAACAGGACTTCCTTCTTCTCCTCCTGATAATTGACTCTCATGGGGCTTTGTGATTGCGGTGAAGTTTTTTCGTGGCTCAAGTTTCTCTCCCCACTTAGCATCACTCGCTCCGATTGTTTGGCCGGAAAAAACTGGATGATCTGTCCATCTAATATACTTAGACTTTCGATTGAGAACATCCTTATAATACAGAGGTGTGCCATCATCGAGCTTTGCGTTAGATGCTTTTGATAGTTCTTTGAACTTCTCAAGAATAGTTCCAGGAACTCCAGTGAACTTTCCGTTTGCATCAACAACTACAATGTTAATTTCATCTCCAGTAACATTCAACTTCGATGCTGCCGACGTTGAAGTAGGTTCACTGAACAGAGATGCATATTGCCATCGTGCCAAAAGAGTGTCTCCATCAAGAGCACTGTCGAATGGAGTGTCAATCTTTATGTTCGTGTCGTTTGTTATAGAAACAACAGTTCTCTCTTCAAGATTTCGTGTATTGACTACAACTGATCCTGGAATAAGAAACTTTGAAAATTGTGTGCTAGTTCCAACAATCCATTCACCATCATCTCCTGTATTGGTTCGTGTACTAGACGTTCCTGCAAGTTTAGATTCATGCGCCGCTGCACTAGGACACAAAGATACAGCAAGAGAATTGCCAAGCTCTCCAGGATACTTAGCAACCCAAGATCCTACATTTGCTTGTCCGTCAGAAAAGTTAAGAGCGTAGTGGTCATCGTTCTTTACTAATGCGCCAAGTCCATCGGAGCTTGCGTTCGCTGCGCCACTGTAGCACTTAATAACAACAGTATCTCCAGCTTCTAGTTCGGAAGGAATTGGAGTTGAGTAATGAACTTCGAGTGTATCAGAACTTTCAACATCACCTACAACCAAGTCTTCTTGATTTGGAATAAATGAAAGTGAAATTAAATCTCGTCGTTTAACACCAGGCTCGCTGAGAGTTGCTGCAATAGACTCTGTGAATGTGATAGACAAATTTTCTCTATCAATAGATTCAATCTCAAATACTCGCTCAACATTACTTGTCGTATCGGCACTTCGCACAACACGCAGCTTATCGCCATACGAAAGGAAATTTGCACAAGAAAAGAATGAACTTACAATTTCTGGATTCTCGTCTGGCTTTCCGAAAAGATCGACAAGCTCATTTTCGTGACTAATCAACTTGATGTGTTCTACAGGACCCCAAAGGAAAGGTCCGGCATATGCTCCATCGGTCGTAGAGACCGCAGGAATAATTCCTGTAAGGTCGATTTCTTTGAATTGTACACCTGGTGATATTTGAAATCCCATTTTGGTCTCCTTGAATTAACGTCTGGTTAGCAGCACACTAGACATATTGATCGATGATGCAATCTTATTATGTTTATTTATAAAATTGACGTTTTGTGGCTTGGCAATATAAGATGCTAAAAATCTTCGTCAAAATCGCTGTCTAGCCCAGTTCCTCGATACAAATCATCCGAACCAAATGGAGAGTCGATATGCTCCCAGACCGTGCCGTCCACATCTTTGAAAGTTTTTGCCGAACTACCATCTTCAATGAATCCAAATGGAAGTAGTTGTTCTTCCATATTGACTGACTTCTCTTCATAGAGCTTCTTTCTAACATCTGTATCTGTTATCTCTTTGAATAACTGTTGGCTCGTCAACCACGAGAAGATAACTAAACAAGCAACAAGATCGTCATGACACCCAGGCTCTGCCGCAAATGAAGAGTGAGTCGCAACGTAAGAAGTAAGTTCACAGATAATATCAAAGTCTGTGATGGCTATTTTGTCGTTTTCCAACAACCCTTTGAGATTCGAGCACCCAATAGTTTTGATCTGAATTGTGGTTTTGACACCTAGCTTTGAGTTCTGTTTGAATCCAGACGATAGCTTTTGACCACCACGACCCATGTTAGTTGTGGAGAATATAGACTCATATTCAAGATCGTCATGAAGTGTTTGAGCTACTTGACCACCAATCGAGTTTGTCTCTATCAGAATGTGTGCATCGTTATACTTTCGTGCTACGTTGTATATCAGATTTGGAAACAACATTGGAGTAATCTGACTATTGTAATATTTCGCTACTACTTTGTATGGCACACTCGTACAGTCAACAACAACAAACGCTGAGTGATCCAGATTTTGCCCCTCCGCTGTATCGACAGCCATGACATAAATGTGCTTATCCTTCGGCTTTTCATATATGTGCAGATCACCAATCTTCTCCGCTGGATCCTGCCATGCCATCGTACTTAATTTCGCTGAACTAATGAGAGTGTTCGCCGAGCCGAGAAAGTCACAATTATGACTTAAAACGCCATTCGTGTAGTACACGTTGTTGTGTGTCTTGAGAGCATCATATAGCCATATCTCGTCGTTGATGAGTCTCTTATTCTTTAGAAACACACCACCAATATCGCTGTATATCTCACTTCGTCTAGTTAAATCTTTTGCTAGAACTATTCCATCATACGTCATGAATGGATGATTAGGAGAGCAATCGAGTGTTTTTCCATTTGTGAATGTACACTTGTAGTATGACGAATACTTCATTCGTCTGATGCCAGAATATGCGGTCAGCCCACTTGGTGTTTTTATGAGACTCATCGCAACACCTTTTTCTGTAGTATGTTTTGTATCGTTTTCGCAGATACACCATACTTCTTGTGAACTTCACCAGCATATTGTCTTTCTGCCGTTAGTAATTTTCCATTCTTTGAAACAGTCGCCGAATACTTATGTCTATTCAACTCGAAGTTTTTTCGTATAGTATCGTATTGCTCTTGTGTGAGTTTGTGCCTAAAGATTTTGCCTTTTCTCCGTTCAGACATTTGTTGTCTAGTCTCTGTCGAGTGTTTTAGTCCCAAATTCGGTGGCCCTAATCTTGCAACTCTTTTCCTAGCAGACTCAGACATTTTTTTTCGAGATTTTTTTGAATACTTATATCCAAGTGTCGTGAAGTTCGGGGCAAGATGATTGCCTTTACCGTCAATAGACTTATTGAGTCCAGAATTGATTGCGTCGAATACATTAATGTAATGCACTTCTTTCATGTCGATGTATTCTTTTGACGTTGACTCTTCGAGAATCTCTAGTGTGAATGTATGTCCACGAAAACGCTCAGTGCCTTTGTGTTGAGATATTCTGTTTTTTAGTCTATCTTTAATAGTTGTGCCTATGTAGAGTTTTCCATCATCTCGAATAATCTTATACACGAGATAGACTCTCTCTGCTGAGTTGAAAAGACTTTCGATTGTTTGATTTCCATTTTCTGTAGTAATAGTAGTATTTCCAGAAACGCAGCCGAACTCTTGATTGAACTTGTCTTGTCCGAGTTGTTTAATCTGATCTGCCGCCCACGCTTCGTTCCTGCCAGGCACCACAGACCAGTGGGCTTCTATAGGCACGTAAAGGTTTCGCTTGTTGACAGCATCAGTCCAGTATTTGTAGAACAGATTCATTCCGTTCGGCGTAGACACCATAATCACTTTCGTAGTGGTTCCTGAACTTACTGTAGGATACACTGACGTAATGAACTCTTCTGCGATATTCTTGGGAACGAACGCAAACTCGTCTAAGAAGATAATGTTGTAAGTGCTACCTCGTGCTGCGCTTGATGCTGTAGCGGCTGCGATGACTTTACTACCGTTCTCAAGTTCTATTGACCCCTTGTTCCACGACATAATGCCTTGCTGCATCCATAGGGGAATGTGCTCATATGCTAACTGTAGTTTAGATAATATGTCTCGTGCTGTACTCGCTTTGTTCGCAAGTATCGCTATATTCTGCATTGGCCCGAACAGAACAGTCCAGAGAATATACCCAATGGTGACAGTCGATTTTCCAACTTGGCGAGGAAGTTTCGCTATCGTAAAGCGATTGTTAATGTATGAGTTGAGTAAGTCCTGCTGAAACGGATACAAGTCAAAAGGCACAAGCCCACGATCAACATGTACTATTTTCATATACTTCTGAATAAAGTATATGGGGTCTTTCATACACTTAATGCGCTCTTGTATCTGTTGTTTCGTAAAGACGAACGTGACGCCAGCAGCTTTCAGGTTAGGATTGCTCTTATAGCTTTTCATGCCGTCGGGCATGATTTGTTGAAAGTCTATGTTATCAGTCATTGTTTTGCTTCTTCGTCATCTGCTTGATAATGTCATCAAGTTGTGCTGTGTTTCCAACAAAGAGATTGTTATTAACTACTTCTGGTGACGATTTTGACTTTGTATGCTCAATCTTTGCTTTCTCTTTATGTACGTTCATCAAGTCTTTCTGAGCCGATGCGATGGCGTTAACCATGAGTGCGACAACTTCATACGCTCGTGGATGCTGGCTCTGGTCTGCAATCTGTACTAAGTTGTTTAGAGCTTCAACTGAGCGTTCTGTAATCGTGTAGAGATTCGTGCGTATGTACTGATAGTCTGTTTGGAGCTCTTGGCCAGTCTGTGGCGCTTCGACCGGTGCTTTGTC